TAAAAAGTTAGTCCATGAAGCAGCTTGTTTATTCCAAGAATAATAAAACTGTGTGTAATTAGATTGTGTAGTTAAATGGTTTTGTATTACTTTTTCATGAAGTGTTGCTGCAGCAGCATCTATTCCATAAGCAAATTTTTCAGCTAGAGTTTTGTAATTACTGTCATAGGGAATATACATTGGAAACTCTGCGCCTGTTTCAAAAAGAGCTCCATAGTTTGTTATAACACTGTACAATCCAGCAGACATTGCCTCCAATAAAGATATGCATGAAGTCTCTTCAAATATACTTGGATATACATACATATTATAATTTTTTATATTTTCTCTAATATATTCATTTGGTTTATAACCAATGTAATTTACATTAGGTAAAGACTCCGCTTGATTATAAAGAGCTTTGTAATCTTTATCATTTTTATCCATAAAATCTTTGCCATAAACTTCACAAGATGAATATACATCTAAAGTAATTAGTGGGTTTTTAACTAACTGCATTGCACCAAGTAATACAGATAAACCTCTCCAAGGAGTGTTTTGATGTATGATTTTTATGGGTTGTCCTTTTTGATAAGGTTTTGATTGTTCTATTTTGTCTACACCGTTTTTTATAACAATACATTTTTCGGAAGGTAGACCAAACATCATTCTAAACTTTTCATGATTCCAATGAGAATTAAACACATACCAATCATACTTATAATGATTAGTTTTATTTTTAAACCAAGGGTATAAATTAGGTTGATCGTAAGAATTTTTTTGCCAAAGTATATTTACTTTATTTGAATCTAATGGAACTTTACCTGGTATCGAAGTACAAATTTGTACCTGGTCTAATAATTTCTTATCTACGTATTTATTTAAAAAACTTAATTGTAATTCAGTTCCACCTTTAGGTGTTAGATTTCTTATTTTCATTCATTACTTTCTGTAGTGCATTTAGTCCTTTAGGTGAAACCTGTATTTCAACATCCTGAGCAATATGTTCTGCCGTTGTTTCAGTATTAGGATTAGCTATATCGGACTCTTTCTCTGCTTCATCTTTATATATTTTATTGGTTTTAGTATTTCTAATAATCACTGTAGTGGTACAATGTATTTTTAATAAATCTTCATTTGCCATTATCCATTCTCCTGTGATCTGTCTATCAAAGCATAACTTACAACGCCTGTTATTTCATTTGCTGTATCTGCTTGCATCTTTATAACATCCCCTGCTTCTAAATTCAAGGTATTTACAATCATATTTTCAGAGTTTTTATTAAGCTGCGCATGACCTATTTCTACGTCACTGCCACCAAATTTTTTTAAGTATAAATCAGCATCTACATTTGATGCATCCATGTGACTAGCTTGTACTGTTTTAACAATAGCTACTGCTGATACAGATATATTTAAAACCGTAGTTAAATTAGTGGTAGTTAAATCAAATACTTCGCTTTTATATTGTATAGTCATTAGGATAAAAAATAATTATATGTATTTTGTTCTTCTTTTAAATCATTTTGAAATGAAAAATTAAGTTGGTTTTTTAAAGTCTCAACAGATTCTAAAATTTGTCTCTGATTATCTACTTCATACTCTTGTTTTGGTTCTGGTATATATGCAGTTATTTTAGCCATTATCTTCTCCCATCTGGTTTAGCATCTAATCGCATTGTGCCATAACGCCAGGTTTCTCCTATAGCATCATTTTCTATCTTAAGTGCCACTAGTCTTCCTCTAGCACGTGTATCTATTTTATCAGTAGATGATGAAACTGTAAACGGTCCAAGAGGTGAGCTTGCAGCTGTATCACTTGGATAATTATTTATTAACAATGTAATTTTTGAATTACCAGTAAGCACTTGAAAGTCAGGTATAAATCTTTTAACGGACATTATGTATTCACCGTCTCCCCGTAAATCAGCAATATTATTAGAGTTAGTAATATCATAATCTCCTGATTGGATGTATGCGTTAATAGAGGTTGTACCACTACTATTCACTTGATCAGTTCCTGTTTCCTGAGCGTAGTAAATTGATGCACCAAATAAATTACTTATTCCTTGTATTGGAAAATTAGGAGTTAAAGTTTTACCATAATCGGTTGCGTAAGGGTTATTAAAGACTCCTTGATCAACATAAGAAGTTCTAGAAAGGGATGATGTTGTCCAACAATTTTCACCATAATTATAAGTAACACATCTATTTATTTGAGTTGTGTTGGCTTTTGGATAAAACCAGTTTATTTCATTATATAAAGTATTGTGTTCACAATATATTAGTTGACTAGAACTATAATTAACTCCTAAGTTATCTCCAGATGTTGTAAATACAAAGTCTTCAACAAGACAAGGTATAGCTTTAACAGTACCATCATACATAAAAAATCCACCTTCACCTGACATCCAAAATACAACACCATTAGAATATGATAAAGCGTTTTGACCAATTAAACCACAATTTGTACCCACCTGCCTAACAGAAAAAGTAAAAGGTGGACCAACAAACTGAATAACATAAGCTGATGAATCAGTTAATACTAATGTATAATCTTTACCGGATACGGCTCCAACGATAACATTTCCTTTATCTAATCTAAAGGTTCCTGCAGTGTTGGTTGCAGTTGGAGTATATGTGTTAAAATCTTCTTGGTTTGAAAATCTTATAAACATTGGATCTTGAGTCGTTGTATCACCGATTGTAGTTTCCGTTCCAAAATGAAATACATGTCTATCTCTATCGGATACTTGTGTTAATCTTGTTTTAGTAGGTGCGTTAGCCATAACCGTTGCTCTTCTACCTTTTGGAGATGCTGCTCCTGCATCCCATGTAAATGTTTTACCATTTAAAATAGTTGCAGTAAGTATTTGACCAAAGTTATCAAGAGACCATAAACCCGGATCAAGGACTACACTTGTTGCAGTTCTTGCTGTTCCCCAGGTTGAGTCTCCCCAATACGATGTTCCCCAACCAAAGTTAGCTGTTTGAAAAGTTGGACCAACAATAACATAAGGATCAATTGTTGCTGAACCCGTACCTGATGTAGTACCCGCTGAATTTGAAGGCATTATAATATCAAACGCATTAACTGTAACATTGGTAATTTCAAAAGTGTTTTCAGTGAAATCGGTTATTGCATAACCAGATCCTGTTGGAACGGTAACAGATGAAAAAGTTACATAACGTCCTTCTTCTAGACCATGTGATGTTTTATTTACCGTGACCGTTGCTGAACCTGATGCAGCATCAAAGGTTGCTCCGGTGATGGCTGTATCTAAAGGAGTAATGTCATAAAATTGTTGGTTATAATATAAAAATAAACCTTGCGATGTGCCAATCGCTGCGTATTTTTCTCCTTCTAAGGATACAAAAGAATGTTGTGCACGCGCTGCGCCTGGTAAAGTTCTGTTAAGAGATGTTAATTGTGACCAGCCACCTATTTTCTCAGGTAAGCCATATCTAAATCTAACAAAGTCCCCATCTACCCATTGAGATTCTGCACCTGATTCTGTGACTTGTTTATTGAAACCCGGTTTGAAATTAAGTTTTTGTAGCATAAATATCTTTATAAACCGTTTTGACTTTGAGATAAAGTTAAATATCTAGAGGGTTTTGTATGCTTCTATAATTAATGAAATTATCCTTGTAAAGCCTCTATTTCATCGTCTGTTAATCCTAATGCTTTTAATTTAGATTTAGCTGATGCTTTGTCGTTAATTTTTTTAGTTTCTGCATCTTTTAATTCTTGTTCAACAACAGGCATCATTGCCTTAATATCTGCTTTTGATATTTCTGCTGTACCATTATGAAATTCTATTTCGCAAGTATCTATATCTGAACCTCTAATAACTACTTCTGCATTAGGATTTATTTTTTTAATTGCTTCAACTATCATTATCCAGCTACCTCCATAAGTGTCATTACTGATTTTCCATTATTTACTGAACCATTATAATTAAATTGAATTAAAGCACTACTACTTGCTATATAAACTCTTGCTTGTGTCTTATATGATTGTTGTGATGTGCTGTTTGGACTATCAAGAAATTGAAACGTATTTCTTAAAAGAATAGTTGAACTTGATTGTGAACTAAGATAGCCTAAACCAAATGGTCCATTACCATCTATTGGGTCAGGATTAAAAATATCTGTTGAACCTCTTAATAATTTAATACCTCCATAAGAATTAGTTGTTGAACGTTGAAGTCTTACATTATGATTTACTGTTACTAAAATTTTAGAAGAAGTTGAAATTGGCGTTATATTTGCTGATAAACCTGTATCTGTATATGTAGCTGATGTAATACTTGCTTCTGTATCATCAACAACCGATACCACCTGTAAAATTTTACCAAAACCTGCAGTAGCACCCGCTGCAACATTGATAGTATCCCCACTCGCACCTAATGTAAGTGTGGTTCCTGATTG